AAACCCTTCTTTAAAACTTCTATTTTCTTGAGCTGTAAGAACTCTTTCACCTTGGTGTAGCTCTGCTATATATCCGTTGTAAGGTACATTGGCAAGTCCTACTGCATGACTTCCATCAAGTTTGTCTTTAACCCAACCAACACCCTTTTTAGCTAACTCAATAGTTCCTTTAATAGGATGTTTGAAGAATTCTTTTAATTCCTCCCACTTTTTCTTAACTGCCTCAGCAAATTCACTACATTTTTGTTTAACATTTTCAAAAGTTTGTTTAATGCTCTCTATTTTAGGTTTCATAAAATCTATTACTGCCTTTGTCTTGTCTCTAATACCGCCCCAATTATGTTTCCATGCCTGATATAACAGAACACATACGGCAATAATACCAACTATTATAGCGATTATTGGATTTGCAATCATTACTGCAGTAACTTTACTTATTACAGATATCATCCCTCTGCCAACTAGTTTTACAACTTTCAGCAACCCCATTAGTCCCTTACCTATTCCTTTACCAGCTATTTTAATGATTTTTAAAGTAGTTTTAAATGCTATACTAGCACCTTTGCCTATTCCTTTAAAAACACTTCTAAATCCTTTACCTACTGTTTTAAGAATAGTTAACGTTCCTTTTAAACCTTTTACAATACCTTTACCTGTAAATTTACCAATGCCCTTAAATATGCCTCCAATTGCTTTAAAGTTATTTTTAGAAGCAGCTTTTAAAAATCCTAAAGCAGTTTTTAATTCTAAAAGCTCCTGCTTTAGTTTTCTTATATTTTTAGGTGCATGTAATATAGTTTTCATAATTCCTGGACCAAATTTTAAGCCTGCCAATATTCCTAGTGCTACTTTAGGATTCTTACTTGCAAAATTCAAAAGTGGTTTTACAAGGTTATAGCCCTCTTTAGCCAATTTGCCAACTGTCTTTAGTACATTACCTATGCCTTTTAAAGTATTCTTAACATTATTAAAACCTTTTTTTATCTTTTCAGGATGTTTTTCTAAGTCATCAAACCATTTTAAAAACTTCTGGCCTTGAGAGTTTGCAAAACTTTCTACTTGTTTTTTTATAGTTGCAAATGCTTTACTAGTTCCTATTCCCTCCATTCTTGAGTTAATTTTAGTAAGAACTGTATTTATAGGCGTTAGTAAAGGTTCCCCTAAATCACTTCCTATATTTTGTATCATTCCTTTGGTTGTAGACCATTTCCCTAACATGGTTTTAGAAAGTGCCTCTGAACCACCAGCAAATAATGGGTTTAATTTAGTTTTTACTATATTTTTATACGCTGTATTAAATTGATCATCGGTAAGATCACTCATCTTCATTTTTTCTCTTTGCCTTTTTTATCTTTAGATTTAGATATTCCAGCAGCACTTACAAAATCTTCAGCATGAAAAGTAAATCCAAATTCCTTCATTCTCTCAGCTTCACCTTGTTTTAAATCTGCTAAAGCTTCCATTGCATCCATAACAGTTTTACCAGGATTAAGGGCTGCCATGTTTTCAGCAAGTTTTACAAGCTCCATGCCTTGTTTTGTATCACCTTGCATTATGTTTATAGCTCTACGTCCAGCAGATATAACCTCATTTGTAGTAAAAGGTGTAACATTAGCATTATGGCGTAACTGTGATATATATTCTTGAGTAGCCTTGTTTACATCAAACCCTTTTTTACCCTTATTCTGATAACCTATAAAATGTTTCATAGAGACTTTTTCTTGTTCTAGTTTTGCCCCTGCACCAACCGTATTATCAAAAGTAACTTTAGCAGTAGCTCCAAAAACAATTCCTGCAGCTAGATTCTTAAGATTGAATATACTGTTTTTAATACTAGACATTACTCTTTTAGTTTTATCTATTGCATTTAAAACAACTCTATGAGGTCTTCCAGTTAAATTCCCTAAAGTACTAAGTATATTTCTAAATTTCTGTCTAGTCATATCTCTTGCTGCAATTGTTATAGGTCTGTTTTGATGTAATCTTCGTAAGTTGTCCCTAACTTCCCTGGTGCTTCGTGTCGCCTGAGTATTATCTACCCTAATTCTAGCCTCTACTCGAGTTCTTGCTGCATGTTCCATAGTTTCTCTAGCACGCTGTACTGATTGTCTAAAGTTATTCGTTTGACTTATAACTTGTTGAATAGAAGCCATATAGTTATTTGTATTAAACTCAATGCGAGCACCAAGTCTTTCTTCATCAGCCACATATCTCACCACCTTTTTATGACGATGAAAAAAACATCTTTGAAAGATGCCTTTACTCATATTTCTGATCTAATATTATATAAATAAAATTTATATTTTTACCTAATGCATTTATAGTAAAATTATAAACTCCATATTTATTTTTCCACTCTGTTTTTAAACTATTTTCAAAATCACATTGAACAGGTGATATTCCTAAACTTTTTAATAGATTTTCGTTTTCTTCCGGATAATTAATTTTATCTTTAGGAGTAATTGTTATTCTAGCTGCAATCTTATCTATAAATAGTATTTCTATGTCATAATTATTTTTTTCATAAATATTAGCAAAGCATTTTATATTTTCACTAGAATTTTTAGAATGCCAACTAGTCTCTTCTTTTTCTTTTGGTTGTCCTAATAAATAATTAATATATTTTTCACTTTTATTTTTAACTTCCTCAATTTTAAACAAAGGTTTAATATCTTCTTTTTTCACTTGTTTAACATTAGTCCCATTATCTATCTTTTCTTCCTTTTTAACTTCTTGTTTCTGATTGACCTTATCATTGTTTTTTACAACTTCCTTTTTCTTCTCACAAGCTGCTAAAGACATAGCCATAATAACACTAAGAACTGCTATAAATATTTTTTTCATAACACCAACCTCCTAGTGTTATTATACTACATCAACACTAAATATTGGTATTTTTTCTCTTTGTAGTGTTAATTCCTTTCGAGTTCTTTCTTCTATCTCTTTCTCAACAAAAGCTCTTAATACCAACTTGTCCCCTAGCTCTAAATTCCAGTATTCTGATGGTTTGTTTAATCTTTTAGTTTTAAAAAGGTAATACATGGTGTTTACTTCACCATCAGAATTTATTAGTTTTTTATTTCTTCAACCGCCTTTTTACCAAAACCACACAACTCATTTATATGATTGTATAAAGTTGCAATTTCTCCTGGTTTGCCTGAAAACATTCTTTGAAGCAGCTCTATAGGAGTATGTGATTTAAAATGTTCCATAAGCTCTTTTGATTTTAAATTCGGCTCCTTAACTCCTTCTAAAACTGTAAGCAATTGAATTTTATTATAATCTATATCACTAAAAGCATCTTCATCTACAGTTACCCCAGCCTCTTGAATTTCATTATATTTTTCAATTCCTATTGCCTGGATTGTAAATATAACATCCTCTCCAAATGCCTCTGATAAACTCTGTATTTTAACCTCTTTTGTAGGTATTTTCACCTTACTTGTATCTGATTTTAACAATAAATCCATAACATTATTAGCCATTGATATTCCTCCTTAAATTTAAAACAGCCATACTATTCTATGGCTGTATCCAATCATAAATTTCGTACTCAGAGAATGTGAAGGGAATACTCTCCTCAAGTATCTTTTTAGCTTCCCAATTTACTAAGTCAAATTCATCAAAGGTTGCGTCTTTGATCGCCACACGCTCTGCACCAACCACATCAGGATCATCTAATTTGGATACTATGGTGCAAACTACACTCTTACCTTCCTTTAATTTATTAGCTAGTTTTAAAAGCATTCTGGAGTTAGTTTTATTTAATTTTAATGTACCACTACCTTCAAAGCCTACAACCTTATATTTTTTACCCATAACTTTACACATTTTTACTTCTTCTTTTATGAGTTTAACTTTAGCCTGCAGGCCTGTGGCATTTTCTAAGTAGTCTCCATCTAACCAGCACTCACCCTGAGTACCGGATATAGTTTTCTGTGCATCATATGCCATATATTACACCTCCTAAATAGTTACATTGATATTGAAGTCTTCCATTGCATCTGTCCACTTTAAATTAGAAGCTATAAATACTTTATCTTTTGTATTAGCCTCTTTTAAATCCTGATCTCTCATATTCTCAACATCTTCTCCAATTGATTTTTAAATATATTTTCTGTGCTGCTATGTCTATAAAAACTTTATTATACTCAGTTAAAGAACTATCTAGTAATCCTTCAAGTGCTAGCTGGTCATTATATGCTTGTATAGCCGTTATAAGCAATATTTTGTTATCATATGTGTTTGCATATTTACCAAGATAATAATCACTTACTGTACGCTTTACATCATCATGCCACATATCATTCTTGTCCACTATTAATATTTTTCTAAAGTCCTCACCTTTATCCTTAGTAGTTGAAGTTAATGAATTTATAGCCCTAGCAATCTTACACTTTTCACCATCATTTATTAAAATTAACTTACCTTCATTTATAGCCTTGTCTGATTCCTCTTTAGTTAAATGAGGTACATCATCAACTTCCGGAAGAACCGTATAGGTAGTACTCATATTAAGAGG